TACTGCCCTTTGCTCAGGTCTGCCTTCGGATGATTCAGCGTACTCATATCCTGCACATCATGCAGGCAGTGGTCGGCCGGAATAATATCGTTATATCTGCAGGCAGCCCCACCCGGCGTCACTGTACTGCGGCGCGCCAGCTGTTTAATGCGCGGATCCGGAGCATCGTATGAATCCGGAAGCGGAAGCCCTTCACCGTAAGCCATTGCATTGGACTGCCCGGCCAGTACGATGACGTAGTACCACTCCGGCTCAGTTGCACCACTGACCACCACATCACCTTCTGCTGCAATCGCCTGCATCAGGGTATAAGGGGTTATGGCCACCGGACTACCAAACGGCTGCCAGCCCTCTTTCAGTTTGTGTGTCAGCTTTTCCGCAAGGTCTGACGGCGACGCCGCCCTGACAACATCATAGTGTTTAAATGCCATGAATCCTCCCGGCCGGGATAATATTGTGAGTAAAATAAGGAGCGGGCTGAAGTCCGGAAGTTACAGGACAATGGCAGAAGGGAGACTACAGCCCGCAATTCGAAAAAGGTCGCGCAGTTGCGCAGAGTGATTACTATAGGGTATTATTCGCCAGCTGAAATATTACTTCACGTTTCATTGTTTATTCCTTGCCGCCCGCGTCTCCCAGCGCGGGCTTTTTTGTCCATAAGAAAGCCCCTCCGGAGAGGGGCTGGAGAGTGGCGCTATGTGCCATTGCATGGTGCCGGGTGCCTCCCGGTGAGTTCAGCCCGGTGCCACTAAACCCTCGTCATTCTCGTTTTGATAATCAGAGATTATACCGTCACCAGTCGCCCCTCCGCTCAGGGGGATTCACCATGCAGTTTTTTTCTAACAAATTCTCATCCGGGCAGACAACATTCAACTGACTTAATTGTGAGGTATGTAACATTCCTGTTGAACGGATACAAAAAAAGCCAGCCACCAGGGGAGGCTGGCAAACTCGTAGAGCAAAATGCTGTTACGCAAACTTCGTTACAGGGTTATCCTGCAATACTTAAAATATACAATATTTAGAAAACTAATAGTGCCATATGCGATTTTTAAGATTTTGTTATTAATTGCGGTCGCACCTTCCTTTCTGTGTACTTTCCGTATAGCTCACAGGATTCTGGGTACAAAAAAACCCGCGCATCGGCGGGTTCGGCTGCGTGGCAATGTAACCACTCTTATCATGATATGCAGATTTTTACGATCGTAAACTATTTTTTCGCTGATAAAATACAGAGGTTCTCCCTCCCGGCAATTCACGCTCAACATACCGATCCATCTCAAGCCTCACTCCCAGCATCATCAGCATGCCTTCAACAATCCCCTCCGCTTTGTGAAGGCGTTTACCTATACAGGTGTCAGAGCACCCATGTTTCCGTGCCAGCGCCATGAACGTCTCCCCCAACACGTAATAATCAACCAGCAAGTCATGCAGATCGCTGTTGTTCCTGTTAAGGCGAGCCATACACCCGCATATAATCATCGCGTCATCGTCACAACACTGTGGACGTGATTTTACTTTTTCGGGGATCAGTCCCTTAAATCCGGCAGCAATGGGCGACCATGTAACATCCTCATGGTTATTTGCCGCCCATGCACCCCAGCGCTCAAGAACCTGCCGGATATCACGCATCAGTATCTTTACCCCATCCGCGATGAACCATAAGGACGCCATTGACGACGGCGTGCTTTTTCCCTTCTTTATCGCCAATGTATTTTCTGACTGTGGCACGATTGCAGTTCAGTATTCGGGCTACCTCGGTCTGATTTCCATATGCCTCAAGGAGCATGTCAGGAATGGTTTTTACGGTGAACGTCATGCGGCCTCACTTCTGCTGTTTCGCAGGTCTTTGAGTTTCTGTTGGTACCCTGCCTTGATCGCCTTGCACTCTTCGATAGTCCAGCGATGGCGGTTATGGTTTGATTCGATTTCGTCTACTGCTTCCTGCCCGATGCGGTTAATCAGTTCGACGCGATACGGAACGAGATTTCCGCTTTTATGTTGGTTGCACACCACGCATTGCTTGTGAATATTGCGTTCATCAAATCGGAGTTGAGGTGCCGCAGCAGTTGTCCGGTAATGTCCGGCATCCCACTGAGCAGACGTGAGCGTTCCGCACGAGATACATGGTAAGTCGCGGTCTCTTTCTCTGATGAAGGCGTTTACGGCTTGTTGGGCTTGTTTAATCCAGTAACTGCGGGGCTTTAAGGCGAGTTTTCGAATCTTAATTTTATCTTTCTGTTTCTGCTCCTCTCGTCGTCGTTTCTTCTCTGCTGTTTTTTCCGCCTTTTCGCGTTCTTTATTTCGTCGTTCGAGCGCTAATTTAGTTCCGTGTTCCGGGCTGCACCACCACTGATTTGAGAATGCCGGGTGAAACCATTCCTTACAGATTTTGCATTTCCTTCGCGCTGGTTTAGCCATTAAGCAGCCTCCCCTGTTACTTTAAGCATTCCGTTATCTAGCAGCTTTCTTGTCAGCCACTGTTGACCACGCCCGGTGATTTTTGTGGTGAACGATATCTGTATTCCGTGATTTGTGTTGACCGCTGTTTCTTTCACTGTGAAATAGCCACGATCCATATATTCCTGCATTGGCACATTGCGCCGGGAGCCTGAAGCAATAAGGATTTTGTGATCGCGCATCCACGCAAACAGTTTGTTTGGACCAATACCAACAACCTTTGCAAAGTTTCCAATCAAAATTCCGCTGGACTCGCCAACGCGATCGGCAAACTCAACTTTAGGTGCTGCGAGAGCAAGCTGTTTCTCCAGTTCAGCCTTCTGGTCTTCAAGGTCGGCCGCAAGGCGCAATGCCTCAGAAAAGGTTTGTGGTATTTTCGCGGTTGCCCCTTCGAGTTCTCGCCAGCGGTCAACAAGGCGAGCGGTGAATTCCGGCGACAACTGGGCAACGACAATAATGCTGTCGCGCTTACCTTGTTCGCCCTCAAAAACGTAAGCCTCTACGCCACGAAGTAATCCTAAGTTATTGATTTTTTCGAAAACCACCATTGGGGGATTTCGGATCACACCTCGAACCGCCAGTCGTTCAATGGATTGTTTCACCTTGTCATGACGACTTCCCACCAACTCAGCGATTTCAATGCTTGTCATTTTGATGGCATTGCTATTTATCAGCTCATTCATTGTCATGTCCTCTCATATTGAAAATTCAGCAATAAAAAACCCAGCCGAAGCTGGGTTTGTTAAGTTGTCAATTGTCAGTAGCGATGCAGTGAAGGCGGCAACTCTTTGTTCTTAAGCCTTTCCCATGCCAGAAGGTTCGTCGGCCCGTCAGGCTCATAAATATCTATATCCCGCGTGTGATTAATTAAAACGCCCCTCGCCCTCCCGATGATATACGAGAACTCATAGCCGTAGTCGTGGCATATGCCGGAATAGCCAGACTGAATCAGTTTTAATGCGGGATACAACTCACGGAACAATGCCTGTGAGCGGTTGGCATAATCCCACAGCCATACAAGGCTGTCTGTTTCTTTTGCGGAAAGCCCGTTGAGCTTCTTCTCTTGTTTGCCAGTATTTTTCTCGCACTGGCTGAAATAGCAGTCTTCCAGTTTTTCGAACACATCCCACGCCTGATCGGTTTCGAGCATTTTTGCGTGACGGGCTGCGCCTCGTTCTGTCCAGAGGATGAGGGAGCGGGTTTTTGGGGAAATTTGTAAACCTCTTTGAGAGGTTCGCAAACTATCAAGTTCACAGCCACTTACTTTAAAGAAGTGTTTTCCTGCAATGAAACGACATTCATTACGTTTGAAGTTCTGCCGTATATGTTTTTCTTCAGTTTTGTATAGATGTGCCAATAACCCTGTTGTTATTACAGGGACGTTAGAGTAAGTAACGACGACGAGGGATTCTACAGCGAGTTGCATGGTCATAACGACCTCCTTTAGCTTTTTCTGAAATTACCACCTCTGATAGTGGTGTCGGGAGGTTCAGAACGGCCTAAAGAACCGCGGACTTATTCCCCTTACGGGTGTTGTATTCGTCGCCCTCCCGACATTGTTCGGGGATGTGACAGCACATTGTGCTATCACTGAATAACAGGCATAAAAAATCCAACACTGACGGGGTTGGTTTTGTCCGCTTTAGAGAGGTTCTGACGCCTCACAAAGATAAATCTACAAGTAACGACCTATAACGTCAAGCCTGATCGGTTTCGAGCATTTTTGCGTGACGGGCTGCGCCTCGTTCTGTCCAGAGGATGAGGGAGCGGGCATTTTTACCAACTAACCCGATTGTTTCGGGTCTGTTCTTAAACTCGCGTAATTCGTTTTTTTCAATTTTAAAGTAATGCTTTCCGGGCATGAATCGCGTCGTGTTGTTCAGAAAGTTATCAGAAATGTTTTTGATTTTTGTTCCGTAAAGGTGAGCCAACAGTTCAGTAGTAATTACGGGGATCTGGTTATAGGTAA